CGGCTGGGGGCAGAGAGAATTAGTCGATGTAGGAAACGCAGTTCACGTTGAATTGTGTGTGAATCGAGGCACCAGACGATGTCTGCTGCATCGAGGTGCGGACCACGCTGATCCAGCACCATCCTGGGGGGGCGAGCGCGGCCCCCAGCTGGCCGGTGCCGGTACCGGCGGGTGAGGCGTAGGTGGCGTTCGCTAAAGCGGTCAGCATCGCGGCTGCGTTCGCCCTGGCCGCAACAAGGTCGTTGTCGCCGTTCCAGGCGATGTACGAGCAGGGGATGTAGAACTCTTCTTTCCGGATGTAAGCACCCAACGATTCCCACGTCTGGATGCCGGCGTCGAACGCCACACCCTCACCAACCTGGGTAGGATCCTCACAACCCACGATCAGCATTTGCAGATCCGACGGCATCGTCACCTGCGGCCCGTCGTACACCGTCACCCCCAAAGGGGTCAGGGCGGTTTGGCATATCCCCACCAGGGCGGTGTACGCCCCGAAGGTAACTGTGGCGGTCACGCCAAGCCCGGGGCCGCGTAGTACGGGGACATCCGCATCAGATCCAACGCCCGCACCGGGAAACTCGGGTACCCACCGTAATCGATCGTCTCCGACCCACCCATACCGGGCACCCCAGTGGCCCCACCCTGTTGGGTTTCCCAGAAGTAGTTCACGATCAGCTTGCACGCATCCTGCAAAGCCGCCGGCACATACGACCTACCAGCAATGTAGGTGACCTGCTGAGGTCCGTACCAAGCGAACCAGTTCGCCAAATACAACACCCCAGACTCGTTGTTGATCTTCAGGGTCGAGATGTCGATCGTCGGCATACCCACCATCCGCGGGGTCACCGAAGACACCGAAATCACCGGCGTCCTCGAGACGATCAGCACCTGGCGACCAACCCCGTCAATGGAGGAGGTGACGGTTTCGGTGAACGTGGTCGCCAGGGTGAACCCGCACTCGTTGTTGATGATCTCCGTCGCTGACTGGATGTAGTCGAGGAGTTTGTCGTCGTTGGCGTGGTTCGTGAACGACATGTTCAGGGTAGCCTTGGCATCCTGCAAACTGATCAACGCCGTCGTCGTCAGAGCATCAACGGTGAACACGTCGGGGCGTTGGACGGAAACGTTCGACCCGGACCCGGCGAAGTAGAACTGGTGGATGCCGACCTGGGTGGTGGTGTAGTCGTAGTGGTAGATCCCGGTCGAGTCCTTCGACGCGGTCTGTGAAACCGTGGTCCCATCCGGCAAGGTGATGTTGATGGTCACCGTTGTCGGATCGACCAGCACAGGTGGCGTCGAGCTGTCATAGAACGAGGTGGTCAGGCGGATGATCGCGCCGAGAGTGGTCACGTGCGCTCCTCAGGTGGGCGCACAGCGGTCTCCCGACGGTTCAGCTTGTCCAGCTCCGCCTTCAACTCTTGGGCGCGCTTGCGGTCACCTGAGCGGATAGCGACAGCGAGGCGGGCGCGGAGTTGACGCAAACGGTCCATCACGTGCCCCTCGCTGCTAGATGGTGCTTCTCGGACAACCAGAACCGCTTACGGTGCGGCAACGTCACCCCGGTATTCGCATGGATCCGGTACCCGAGCTCGCGGGCGCAGAAGAAGTGATCCTCAGAGAACCAATCCCCGTTCACCGGCATGTCCTGGAACCAACACCAGTTCAGCCCTTGGTGGGGTGAGGCATCGGCTTGGAACTTCTCAAACACCGACCGGTGAATCATCAGGCAGCCAGTGCCGGCGGAGTCGACCTCGATCACACTGTCCTGCGGGTAGTCCATGATCGGCAGGAACGTCGCCGTCCCCGGAACAGAGGTGAAGATCAACGGGCAGGCGGTGGGGTAGTACTCACCAGGCCACGCCCCGAAGTACAAGCCGGCCATGATCGGCCGCTCCACATCGTGGACGGAGTCGATGAGCTTGTCGAACGCCTCCAACGACATCTGCTCGTCAGAGTCGATCATCAGCAGCCACTGCGAATCCGTGTGCTCGAGGTATTGAGCGACCAGTTCGTTGCGGCCCCTGGATAGCAGGCCGCCGGCTTCGACTCTCAGCAGGCCTTCGATGCGGCCTAACCGTTCGGCGTAGATCGACGCGATCGACATGGCGAACATGCCATCCACTTGGCCAGGGTCGAGCCAACCGATGGCAACTTTGTCCCGGGCTCGCATCAGTCGATCTCTCGCAACACCCGAGCGTGCAACCCTGAGCTCAGGATCATGATGCGGCGGGTGGTGTACCGACCGATCAGTTCTTTGATCCGGGCCGCCGCTTCATCGGATACGGGCCCGGGTGTCTCGAGCACGAATACATCGTCTGGCCGAAGCTCGAGGATGACTGCGTCTTGGACAAGCTTTTGAAGCTCTTCGTCTGTCATTTGCCTTCTCCTGGTAGGCGGGCGGCCCAGACCCCAGGAGATCTGGGCCGCCCTATCCCCGTCAGCTATGCGGGGACACTTGTGTTACGGAGCGACAAGCCCCGTACCCCTCAGAACCTGGACAGCGCCGGTGTAGCGGTTCGGGATGAACGCCATGTACCCCAGCACCCGGAACAGGATCGACGCGTTGTCCGCGTAGGTGGCGTCGAAGCTGGCGGTCTGCATCGCCGACTCGTACAGCCACAGCTGGTCCGTACGCAGGACGTAAACCTCATCCTGGTTCGTGGCCGAGTTGGCAGTCAGGGAGATGTTCGGGTCGGTGTACACGTTGTACGACCCGATCGTTCCCGCGTACCCCTGAGCGACCTGATCACCCGTGGTACCGACCCCGTTGAAGCCAGGGCCGGCCGGGACGATCAGCGGACGGTTCGAGGAGTCAGCGGAACCAACCACCCACGCCCACCGGTTCGGGTGCATGACCACAGCGTTCGCCGGCTCGAAAATCGCCGTCTGCACCGCAGCGGCCGCCTTCGACAGGGCGTAGTAGAACGAGTTCGCCGACGTGGTGCCATCCGCGACCTTCGGGGTCGCCGACGTGAACGCCGTCGCCGTGGGAACACCGACGAGGCCACGGACCTGACCGTTCGCGTTCGTGCCGTACAACACCTGGTTGTCGACCTGCACCGCGTACGCCTTCGCCAGGTCCTGAAGGATGACCCGGTCGAACGGAATGCCGGACTGCTGAAGCAGCTGAAGCGAGATGATCTGCTTGCCACCGACAGTCGTGATACCCGAGGACACCGAGGTGGTCGTCATCGCCGTGTCCGACAGGGCCGAGTTCTGCGTCTGCTGCACCGCAACGGTGACACCAGTCGACACCTTCGGAAGGTTGATGCTCGAAACACCCGACGGCAGCTCATCCTTCTGGCACAGATCTGCGGTCACGCGGCCGGCGCGGGCCAGGGCAACGAAGTCAGCGATCTGCCACAGCGGCGGAGCGAACTCACCACCGGCACCAGCCGAAGTGGTCATGTCACCAGCGCGGGTTTCCTGCGACGCCGCCAGACGAGCGCGGGCCTGATCAGCACCGGCGAGCTGCAGCTTGCTGACCGCAACATCACGGAAGAAGCTGGTGGTGTGGTCGCCCTTCCGGTAAACCGGGTTCGGCTCGTTGATGACCCGTGCACCACGATTCTCCGCGGTGTTGGTCTCCACAATGTGAGCGGCCGCGGCCTGTTCGCGCTTCTCAGCCTCGATCAGGTCAGCGATCCGCTCGTCGTAACCCTCGAGCTGGGCTTTCTTCGTGTCGTACACGGGCTTCTCGGTGTCGCTGAGGTCCCGCTTCTCCGCCGCAGCGGCGGTAACGAGGGCTTCCATTTCGGCCAGGGTGGCCGCGCGAAGCTCCCGCATGGAGTCGATGAGACTCATGGGTGCCCCTTTCTGGGCGTGGTTTACGGTGGATTTCGCCGTTTTCGCGCGCACAGCAGGGACACCAAGGCCAATACGTGGCGTGGTGTAGCCGGTGTTCGTCGGGAATTAAGGCAGGGTGTTACCGGGCCTGGAACCTTTTCAGTTCCAGGAATCGGAGTTCCAGGTTCAGCAGCGCTGAGTTCTCCTGCATCTCCGAAGCCATCATGTCGGCGTCTGACTCAACATCAGGGTTGGTCACACCGAGCACATC